GAAGGGTATTACTCCGTTCAGTCTTCGTTCCATTAAAGCGGCATAGTCCCGGCAACCGGGTACTACAGCCTGTTCGACAGACGATGATTCCTCATCCTCTCTCAGGTGATATGGTATCACCTCCCGCACCTTCCACTCTACCGGTGCCCACCTATCGTCATTACAGCCACCCACGACATTATGTGCCGATGCGGCGATTGCTAACTTATCGTATGGCGTCTTGAATACAATAGACAGGTGCTTGAAGATTTTTATGGTGAGTAGGTCTATTTGATCTGTTGCTGCTGGGGCCCGTCGCTTTAACTCACCCATCCTGGTCACCGTAGCTGATACAGCGTCCAATGCCCTTACAGGCATCTGTGACTCTATCCGTGAGTGTACTGCTGTCGCACATGCCCGTGACAAATACTGGGAACCTAATCCGTCAGACATCTCTATTTTGTGCTCTACCCGCAAGAACTCGCCTACAGATAGTATGTTACATTTCGCAGGTTGAGCTCGTGCGTTGATGTCTGCCATTCTGTCATGTACGTCGATGGCTGCCTTCACACTTCGGATTGCAATCAGTACGTCATCTCCGTTATGTACCGAGTCTACCACGTCAGGGTGTTCGAACACACCCGCTATATCCATGTACACATAATTAAGCACCGTGTTGATGAAAGTAGTCAAGCGGGAGCCAGACAACAGTGTTCCATTTGGTCTGTAGGGACCATCTTGCAGCGGATAAACCATGATGTCCATATAACTGTCTAGAATCCAGTTCATGGCCGCTAGTTGCTCCTCTGTCATTGCCGGCGCGAACACGTCTCTATACGCTTTGATTACAGCTATCATACTTGACGTAGAATGTTGAGCATTGAAGTCATCGAAGTCATAACAAAACGAGTCACAGCCTTCTAACATCGCCTTTAGCCTCTTGTGTACCCTCCCTGCCTCCGCATCTTCACCAACCGGGAACCTGTGCTTCAACACTTCTTCACAGTTGAACATTGCGAAGTGGGCTACGG